AACACTTGAAGATACAGAAGGACACCTCATTTTCCAGCCTAACGCAAATGCTGAAATTCAGGGTTATCTTCTCGGCGCTCCTGTTAAGTTTGATGATTCTGTTGCGGCAAATCGTCTTTATATCGGCGATGCAACAAAGATTCCATACAACGTTGTACAGGATATTATGGTCGAGCAGGATAGAAACATCAAGACACACGTTGTTACATATTCTGGATATGCTAGAATGCAGGGTGCGCTTGTTGTTCCTACAGCATTCTCAAGACTTACTGTAAAGGCAGAATAATTTGATTTTTTGAAAGGAGGCAGGAATGTCTGATAATGATATCGTAACAATGGCAAAGGGCTGGCTCCGTTGGAGTACGAACAGCCTTGATACAGAAATATTATTAACCGTTAAGTCCTGCCTTAATCAGCTTTACATCGCAGGCATAGTTGAAAATGATATTGAAAACGCAACGATTCAAGGCATCGTGAGAATGTACGTTCTTGCGATGCTAGGAGTTGCGGAGATGCGAGAATATTGGCTCAAAGCATACGAATCTTACAAGATAGCTCTTGCATTATCGGGCGATTTTAATGGCAGAAATTCTGCAGATGAGGAAAGTGAGGGAGATTAATGGTTGATAGAGTGACGGATATCAATCTCATATCAAGGACTTTCACGAAAGATGAAATTGGGCAACAGATTGAGACAGAAACATCAAGGTCTGTTGTTGCAGAATTAAAGTCGATTAATCGTTCAGAGTGGGTAGCGGCGAGACAGAATAATTATAATCCTGTTGTGATTGCTAGTATATGCGAATTTGATTACAATGGTGAAGAAATCGTTGAGATTGATTCTGAAAGATATGTTGTATATCGTACACATCCTGGAAAAGATGATTACATTGAGTTAAGTCTTCGTAAGAAAGTCGGTGAGGCTGATGAATGAAACAGTTGACATTAATGAGCTTGGAAACGCATTAAAAGACGCATTGAAGGTCTATGTTGATGATGATGTGATTCAGAACGTCAAGGAAGAAGCGCAAAAAATTGCGAAAGATGCCAGAAAGACTTTAAGACAAAAGAGTACAGGAAAATTCAAGGACAGAAGTGGAGATTATCGAAGAGGTTGGCGAGTTAAGAAAGTAAGTGAAACTGCAAATACTCTTGAAATAGCGGTTTGGAACCAAACAGACTATCAGCTCACACATCTACTTGAACACGGACACGTTATAAAAAACGGCACTCAAAGAGAATATGGCAGAACGCGCGAATTTGAACACATCGCGGAAGTTAACGAAAAAGCGATTAAACGTTTTCAAGAACAGACGGAAAAAATAATAAAAGTAAGATGAAAGGAGGCACTGAATGACATTAGCGGAATTAAATACAGCGTTGCAGGAGCTGAATGTTCCTGTCGCGTACAATGTTTTCAAGGAGCCACAAGTGCCGCCTTATATCTGCTTTTTAGTAATTGATTACGAACAAACATATGCAGATGATAAGAATTATGTGCAGAATCCTGTTGTACGTGTAGAATATTACAGCAAGAATAAGGATATTTCTGCAGAAACGGACATCGAAGCTTTACTTGAAGAGAACGGAATCTCTTGGGATAAAGAGGATGGATATTTAGACACAGAACGTTTGTATATGACAACTTGGGAATTTGAATTATAAAAATAATAGAAAGGAAGGTAGCAAAAATGCCTAATACAACAAATAAAGTTAAGTTTGGTCTTAAAAATGTGCATTATGCGCCGATTACATCAATCGCTGATGACGGAAAGGTAACATACGGAACAGTTGGTGAAATCAAGGGCGCAGTTAGTCTCTCGATGGATGCGAATGGCGGCGTTGACATTTTTTTCGCTGATAACGGAGCGTATTATCAGCAGAACAACTCAAACGGATTCAATGGCACTCTCGAGGTCGCATTAGTACCTAAGGAATTTAAGATTGCTTGCCTTGGTGCTGTCACGGATAGCAATGGAGTGCTTTTTGATAATGATAATGCGGTAATTACGCCATTTGCGTTAATGTTTGAGTTTGACGGAGACGCACATAAGACAAGACACATCCTCTATAACTGCACAGCTACAAAGACTGCAGTAAGTTCTGCAACAACTACACAGACAAAGGATGTTCAGACGGAAACACTTAACCTCACAGCTGTTCCACTTCCTAACGGATATCCTCACGCACAGGCAACAGAGGATGAGGCGGCAGTTTATGCAGGTTGGTATACAACGCCATATCAGTACACTACAACTCCATAAGAGATGTATTTAACATAAACCACAACACAAAGGCATAGAGCAATATCAAGAACAGTTGTTCTATGCCATTTTTAAAAATCAAGAAAGGATATATTTATTATGATTACAAAAGAGATTAAAATAGGTGATAAGAATGTTTTACTCGGATGTTCTGCCGCATTGCCAGTGGAATACAAAGAATGCACGAATAGAGAATGGTTTGCAGATTTACAGAGGATGAATAAGCAGAATTTGACAATTGTTAACGAAATGGTCTATTATATGGCGCGTCACGCGTTTATACATACGGAACATCAGCAGGGTGCAACATTCCCAAAATTAAATGATTGGCTTTTACAGTTTGATATGTTAGACGTGTTCGATTGCGTTGAAGAAGCTTCAAATCTATGGATTAGAAATGTACAGCACTCTTCTGTATCAAAAAAAAAGACGGACACAGAATAATACGAGAATTTAACACAGCTGTTTTCTTGTTAAGATGTATTCAAGTCGGAATCAATCTATCAGACTTGCACTTATTGACAATGGGAATGGTCACGGATATTCTCACAGAAAATGCAAATGATAGCGCGGAATATGATTTACAGCCTACGCAGGAAGATTTCGACCACGCTTTTATGTAATACAAAAGGAGGCAGAGATGGCATCAAGAAAAACAATTAAGGGCATAGCAATACAGCTTTCCGCTGATGCAACAGGGTTAACAAATGCCTTACAAAATGTCAATAAAAAGATTGATAACACGTCAAAAAATCTCAAAGAAGTTGATAAACTGTTAAAATTTGACGGAACAAACACGGAATTAATCACACAGAAACAGCGCTTATTAGGTGAGCAGATTGACAACACAAAGAAAAAGTTAAAGGCTTTAACAGACCAGCAGGAAAACCTCAACGGCGCCCTTGAAAAAGGTGATATCACGCAGGAGCAGTATGATGCTTGGCAGAGAGAAATAATTCAGACAGAGCAACAGTTAGCAAGCCTCGGAGATGCACTTGATGATACAGAAGATTCATCTGACAGAATTACACAGTCTTTTTCAGGATGGGGCGAAAAGGTCGGCGCGGTTGCAACCTTGATTAATGATGAGATTCTGCAACCTATTACGAATAAGTTGACCGATATCGGCAAAGAATCATTTGGCGCATTTGCAGATTTTGAACAGGGAATGGCAGAAGTTAAAGCCATAAGCGGCGCGACAGCTGATGAAATGGACGCGCTCAACAAAAAGGCGCTTGAAGTAGCTAGCACATCTGCATTTACTTCCGCAGAAATTGCCGACGGCTTCAAATATATGGCGATGGCAGGATGGAAGCCACAACAGATGCTTGACGGTATCGAGGCGATTGAGGCGCTTGCATCCGCAACAGGTTCAGATTTAGGAAGCACTTCTGACATCATCACAGACGCGCTCACAGCATTCGGACTGACTGCAGAAGATGCGGCACATTTCGCGGATGTTCTTGCAGTTGCTTCATCAAATGCAAATACTAACGTTGCAATGATGGGCGAAACATTCAAGTATGTATCATCTGTCGCAGGCGCATACGGATATTCGATTGAGGATGTTGCAGAATCAATCGGAATCATCGCAAACAGCGGTATCAAAGCCTCACAGGCAGGTACAGCGCTCCGTTCAATAATGACACGAATCGCAACTGACGCAGGTGCAAGCAAGAATAAAATGGGCGCAGGTGAAATTATCGAAATGCTCACAGGCAAGCCTATTTATGACGCGCAGGGAAATATGCGTGATTGGGGCGAAATTATTGATGATACGAGAGAAGCTTGGTCAAAACTGACGGAAGAACAGCAGTCAAGCTACGCGAAGCAGATTGCCGCGAATACAGGTATTGCCGCTTGGCAGGCGCTGATGAATGCATCAACAGAGGATACCGATAAGCTCTCAAATGCGATTGAGAATGCGGATGGAACAACACAGAAAATGAAAGAAACGATGCTTGACACATCGAAAGGCTCATTGACTATGCTTTCTGCATCGATTGATACATTAAAGGTCGAGATAGGCGAAAAGCTAGCGCCGACAATTCAGCAGGTTATCGATAAGATACAGGAGCTAGTTGACTGGGTTGGAACACTTGATGATGACCAGATTAAGCTCGCAACAAGTATCGGAGTTGGTGTGGTTGCATTCGGAACGGTCGCAAGTGCGATTAGTAATGTAATCAGCTTTATTGCTTCGCTCCGCCTTGCATTAGGAACGGCGAGCGTTGCAAGTGCGACAGGTGCAGGAGCGGCGGCGGCGGCAACAGG